CACCGGATTGGAGGGCGGAAGGCATGGATGGCGCTTAGGCGGCGCTGGTATTTTTAGCTGGCTTCTCACGGTTCCATCGAGCAGAGCCGCAATTAGGGCATTGCGCAGGAACTTCGGTTGACCGTGGTAGCCAGGCATGGCCGCACCGTTTGCACTTCACTTGGGTTATAGTTATCGGCTTGGTGGTTGTCATGTCGCTGATAATACTAATGCACAAGTGAACTTTGTGCAAGAGAAAAGTGCACCAGTGCACCTAACCCAATGGAAGAAAAGCGAATAAAGTTCGGGATCGCGATGCTGCCCAGCCTCAAGAAGGCGCTCAAGGCCAGGGCGGTGGATGCGGGACGGCCGATGTGGCAACTGACGCAGGAGGCGCTGGAGAACTACCTTGCTGTGGAATCCCCCGCCACCCCAAATCAGGGGGTCTCGACTCCCCAGAACTTGCTGCTTGTCAAAATCGAAGAATGGATTAAACTTGCAACACGCTCAATCGATGAGATCAGGGCATCGGTTGGGCAGCTCCAAACAGAGGCTCGCCACGATGAAGAAACCCAAGGTGCTCACGATGCACCCGACAAGGTTCATCTCTCAAGCACGGTTAAGAAGGCTGTTGCACACGCACGACGCCCTGCTGGCGTTGGCAGAGACGTTGGAAAAGATGACCCAGACCTACGAGGACTTCCACGCCGACGTAGAGGCGGCTCTAAAACTGGGTCTGCCGGTTGAACCAGGGCCGATCTGGGACGAGATCCGGCGCCGGCGGATACTGCGGGCGGGGATTAGCAAGGCCGGGTGATTACAGAAACTTGACATCTAAAATAATTTGGCTCAGAATGTTTCACGACGTACATGCTCGGTGTGGCCGCCGCGGATTTTTTGATTGCGGGCTCCAAAGACCCGAGATGAGCTACAAGTGTCATTTATTGACTCCCCAGAAGTTTTGGCGAAACTAGCGACTCCCATTCAGAGCCTTCGGCTAATCTCTTTTTTACCAGATGGGCGTCAGCGCGAAGGCCGGCTTACTGGACCGCAAGTTGCTGCGATAGTTTCCCTTGGAGGATACTACGGGAAGACTGGCCAGTCTGGTCGGTTAGTCTACGTTAAGGAGGCCAATTTCTCTGAATCTGCAATGACTAATCAACCCAAATGGTTCCGGGACTTGGTAAAGTCTAAGGGTATTCGGGCTTGCCGCTAATCAAATCCCCCACAGTTCTAGCCGAGTTAGCCTCCAAAATCGAGACAATCCGCGTCGTCTCGATCCGGCTCGACGGTTCACGAACAGAATGTATCCTGCCAGGCGCGCAAGTAGCGTTAATCGTTGCGTTTGGAGATTATGTAGGCAGCACTAACCCGAGGACAGGACGGCTCACAAAGGTCAAGTTCTACGAGGCCCCTCCTCAACCTGAGAGGCGGTCGCCGAAGTGGAACTGGCGGTTCGCGCCACACCGCGATGGCCGTGCCGTTCTTCAGCCCCGCGCCGTAACGGGGGATTATTACTACCCTCCTTGGAGGCGGTTTCACATTGATTACGATTAGCCAGTTCTCTGCCCCACTTGGCGCCGGTTTCCCAACGGGAGTGTAAAATGGATTGTGTGCTCGATGAAGACGTGAAAGCAGTCGCCGAATTCATGCAGAATCAGATTCCGGCAAGTCGGCTTGTGGCTGTGGCGCAAGCGGTTGCGCAGATTGCGCCGCTTATGTGGAGTAGATACCAGTTCAACCCACCGGAAGAAGTGGACGCCATCCGGCTGGTATCCCAGCCGCCTATTGCTTCGGTGTGTGATCGGCATATACAATCAAGTGGCACAGGATAGCTCTCGGCAGAGCTTGCCGGTCCGGGGGTTGCTCAATTGCTTCGACGCGATACGGGCAACCCCAAGTCATGCTTTTCCCGAGCACCATGAAGCCGCCGAAGCAGCCAGCCCGCAAGCAGCCCGCAAAAGTGTTCCACGGTAAACTTCACGTCCAGTTCTGTCCACCAGGCCGTGCTCTAACCATTCCGTTCGATCCGTGGCAGTTCTTCGGGCCGAGATGCGGCGGGCACGCGAGGGAGGAACGGTAACACGCATGAACCGCCGTCTCCGCCACTACGCAATGGACGTGCACGCCTTCGCTGAGTTGTTGGCTGCCAGCGACAAAGTACGCCTGCAATGCCCTGATTTACCGTCAGATGCGGTCTATCGTGGTTTCTTCGCTGAGCACAGCACCGGCTCAGTGGTGCTCTCGTTCAGTCACCCGACGTTTGCTGACGTTCCAACGTCGGCGGTTCCGGCCAGGCTGCCGCTGGTGTTCGCGTGAGAAGCTTCAGAAGCTTGCTCTACCTCGATAACGAAGTTCCCGCCGTCATCAGCAACGAAAGCAACGCGCTGACCAGGCTCAAGCAACTCCCTCGAGAAGAACCCGAACCGCTGGCCCGTCTTGACGCAATGGACGCGGTAGAACATAAGCAAGCCTTATACTGAGCACTATACACCACTTCGATGGGGAGAAAAAGAGAAACCGCAACGGTAACTGTGGCGGAACAGACCTACGAGTTGGTCGATATTGACTCAGTGCAGCCGCATCCCAAAAATACGAATGAAGGCGATGTCGGTTGTATCATTGAAAGCATTGAGGTTAACGGATTCATCGGGGCCGCGGTGGTGCAGCGCTCGACCGGCTACATTGTGGCTGGCAAGCATCGCTGGCTGGCGGCCAAGGAACGGGGGTTGATTCAATTCCCGGTGATCTGGGCCGACTTGGATGATGCTACCGCCCTGTGTTTCATGCTGGCAGACAACCGGACGGCGCGGCTCGGCGTCGACAACCCGCAGGAACTTGCGGAACTGCTTGAATCCATTAGATCAGATCAAGGTGACCTGAAAGGAACAGGGTTTGACGAAGAGGCGCTGCAGGAGATCATGGACGACATGGGGCGCAAACTGGTTGACGAGCAGCCAGAGGCAGCGGGAAAAGACAAGAGCGTGAAGTGCCCCAGTTGCGGGCATAGGTTCAAGCCGTGACCTCTGAGAAGCATGCCTGGGATCGTCTGCCCGATGAGAATGAGCCAGCGTGGCGAGCTTTTGTGCTTTACCGCGAAATGCAGAATCGTACCTTTCGTGAGGCCTACCGCAAGTGGTCTGGCAAGCCGCGGGCAAGCCAATGCTCTGGCAAATTCTCTAAGTGGGTAAAGGACTTCCAGTGGATCGAGCGAGCAAAGGCTTTTGACGAAAGGCTTCAAGCGGCAAGCCTCGGCAAGCAGCTTGCCCGAGTAGAGCAAGCCGGTGATGTTTGGGCGCTTCGCCTGATCGAGAACCGGGAAAATTCCGCGCTCGGTGCTGGCCTGATCCTGCAAAAATGGATGACGCTGGCCAAGTGGCCGTTGACTCAGCAGGAGGTCAAGGAAGACGAAGACGGCAAAACGCGGATCACGATCATCAAGCCGGTGAGTTGGCAGGCGCTCGAGTCGGCGACCAGGTCAGCTAAAATGGCAATGGAGATCGCCGGCGCGGTTGGGGCGTTGACGGTCAAGAAAGACGATGAAGGCGACGGGCCGACCGCGGCGCAAGTGCTGGTGCTGATCGCTCCGCAGGTCAGCCAGGCGAACGGGCACGCGGCGGACCAGGTTAACGGTCACGCGCCGTTGACTATCGAGAACGCGGTGCGGGTGATTGACCCTAAGTCGGCATGAAACGCGAGAAAGCCATCCTGATGTACCATCCACTGCATGGCTACCATAGTTACTGGCGGTGGCGCTGCGGAGAGTTGTCGTCAAGTGAGTGCAGACGGGTCACGTGGTTTGAACGGCTCCTTTTGTTTCTCGGGCTGAAATCGGCATGATGTCGGCATGAGCAAACGGCAGCCAACGGTTACCGACATGCTGTTCAGACAACTCGAAAACGCCCCGCGCCCATTGCCATACAGCGAAAGGCCCAAGCTCGCCGCGCGGTGGTCCTGTACCTGCGGTCTTTACGGTATCAGTCTTCTACAGACTTTAGAGGTCGATCACGAAGCGGCCGACAGTAAGAGAGCAGTCGAGCGGCGATGCAAGAACCCGCGTGATCTTAGGATTGAGGTAGTTGGGCCCACCGACGAAGATACCCCGATCGGATACTGGGGCGACACAACCGCACCCGCAGTTTTATTGAGTGAGGTAAACGACCATGGCTGAACACTTTATCCAAGGCGCAATAAAGCATCCAGGCGCCATGACCGCGGCCGCCAAGCGCGAAGGCGTCTCGAACTCCGCTTACGAACAGGAGCACAAGCACGACAGCGGGAAGGCCGGCCAGAGAGCTCGCCTGGCGATCACACTGAAGCACCTGGAGCATGGCGGTGTCGTGAGTTGCCCGCACTGCGGCAAAGAGATCGAGCTGACGCCTGAGGAGAAGGGTGAGGCGCCCAAGGGCAAAGGGCTGCGATACGGGGCGCATCCAAATCCAACCTAACATTATCTGGAAACCTCTGCCGAAGCAGGCGATAGCTCTGGCACGCACGGAGAATGAGGTTCTTTACGGTGGTGCTCGCGGTGGGGCGAAGTCAGACTGCGGCATCGCCTGGCTGGTAAAACATCGGACGATTCAACGATTCAATCCCGAAACAGGGATGATCGAGATCGAACCGCAGGAACCGCGTATCCTGCGTGACCTACGCGGTCTAGTGATCCGGGCTAATGAAAAGGATCTGGCCGAGTGGATCTCGCGCGCTCGAGTGCTCTACGAGCCGACTGGCGCCAAGTTTGCCGAACGTCCGCTTCAGATCCGCTGGCCGGACGGCCATATCATCCGCGGCGGGCACCTCAAGGATTCAAAGTCCTACGAGTTGTACAAGTCGCAACAATATCAACAGGTTCTGGTAGAAGAATTGACGCAGGTTCCAGACCTCGACCTGTTCAAGAGACTTCTCGGATGCTGCCGCTCCACGATGCCAGAGATTAAGGCCCAATTCTTCGCCACGACTAATCCTGACGGTCCGGGGTCGGCCTGGGTTAACGCACGCTACGTCAAAGTATTGGACAAGGACGGGAACCTGATTCCGTCGATGACAACGATGCTGGACGCAGCGACGAAGCGCACCAGAATATTTATCCCGGCGTTTCTAAAAGACAATCCTTATCTGATGCACAATGAGGACTATCTCAATCAGCTGAAGGATCAGCCGGAAGCGACGCGAAGGGCTTGGCTTGAGGGTGACTGGGACTCGATGCTGGGTCCGTACTTCAAGTGGTATCGACCGCACGGCCCGCTCGCGGGCGAACCACCCGAGGCGCGGCACGTCATTCTTGGCGCCGATCTGCTTCCCTGGTGGCCGCGGACGATGGGTGTCGACTGGGGATACGATCACTTCTCGTCGGTGCATTGGGGTTGCCAGAACAAGGCCGATGGAAGGCTGCACATCTACCGGGAGTTTGTCATCAAGGGCATGGGTTCGGAGGTCTTGGGGTCTGAGATCGCCAAGATGTCCATGAGCGACCTGGAAGGGCTGCCGGATCACACGATACCGCTGCATCTCGACCCGTCGTGTTTCTCTAAAACTGACGCGAAGTATACTTTTGCCGAGCAGATTCGCCGCGGTATCGAGATTGTGCTGGGAGCTGGCTCCGCGTTCCTGGTAGATCTGACGGACGATGAGCAACGTCTTGGTTCACCGGAAAAGGCCTGGCAGTCAATGGAGCAGCGGTACAACGCGCTCGATGGCCGCATGCGGATCATCATCTATCGCGCCAATAACCGGCGCGCGGACGGCTGGCAGTATCTTCATGGGTTGATGCGCTTCACACCGATCGAGCCGGAGGTGCAGCCAGACATGGACTTCGCCCGCGAACTGTTTCTCAGTGAAGGCCGGGACGCTTACCAGCAATACTTGGCTCGTCACAAGAAACCGCGGGAAGTCCTGCCAAAGATCCAGATATGGGATTGCTGCCAAAAGCTGAAAGAGCTTCTGGCAATTGCGACTCATGATGACGATGGCAAACATGACATAAGAAAGTTCGTTGGTGACGACCCTTTGCAGAGCGCCCGCTATCTCGTAATGGGTGACCGGTCCCGCGAGAATCAGAAGCCGCTGGATATCCAGATCGCGGAGCGCATCGCGGCCGCCGGCGTGGTCAATGCCGAGGTGTTGAGCGATCCAATGGTACGGCACCAGGTGGTTCAGAAGACGCTGCTGGATCAGGAGAAGAACCGGCCGCTACCGTGGGGAAGATTCGCGCGAGGTTCGATGAGGAACCGGCGCAGATGGGATCACCCAGCCTAATGTTCCCACCGGATATGATGTTCGAGTGGAGGGCGGGGAGGATATTGAGGAGATTGATGCCCACAGCCGACGCCCTTTGGCACACCAGCCTCCTCTTGGTCGGAGTATTTCTTCTCGCGGCATTTGTGCTGGCGGCTACGGAAAGGGAGGACTAAAGCATCATGCTGCAAGCATCGGTGGGTCTTTTTATTATATTGGCTTTTGTTTTTGCCGTGGGAGTCTTTTCCGGACCTCCCAAGAAACGTTCCCGGTCTCGTGATAATTTCGATGTGGCTGTAGGGTCACGTGGCACGAGTTCTAACGTAAACGATTTGTTATCGACACCCGCTACACGGGCCGCCGCCACACTACAGGCATCTATCGGTATTCTGCCGGTGGATGTAAAGTCGACACCAGCAGAGGAAGCAGCACTCAAGGGAAAATAAGCTAGTGCAACTCGCCGCAGTTGTCCTCGCTAGAACCCTTGCCTATATCGAAACGTTTGATCTCAGCCCGAGAGGAAATGTGTTTCTCCCTGACGTGGTTAAGGCGATGGTGGAGCGATACAGGTTTAGAAAATTCCCTACCAAGCCAGAGGAGTTTGATGAATCGAACGGCGTTGTATTTGAAGACGGCAAGGCCGGGAATAAGGTGATTCAGAAGTTTACGATCTTCACCACGCTTCTAGTTGTTGAGACGAGATCAAACACAGATGATTCCAAGCAGGTAATTGAAGATATGTTGCTTTGGGGTGCCGCCAAATTCGGTATTGCCTACAGGACAGGGGCTGCAGATGTTCCGAGAGGCTAGGGAAGATCGCTGGCCATCTATGCCAGCACCAAGGAAAGAAGAAAACCATGTCACCAAGCAGACGAATGCCGCCACCGCGACCGATGATGTCGGTAGCGATTGAGGCGAGACCAAAAGCGAACGGAGCGGGCGCCGGTCTGGACGATGGCGCGGCAGACGGCGGAGGCAAAGGTCCTGATGCGGTGATGGGGCTTGTCTCGCAGATGCGCGACCTGTGCGACCAGATCGAGGCCGCGGTGCAGACCGAAGAGGCCGGCGAGGGCGAAGGGCAGGAAGCGGGCGGTGGGGGCGCTGGCGGAGGCTACGGAAGCTAGTGAGACGGCTTCTCTGGCTCTGGAGGCAGTATTGGCGCTTCCAGTTCGATGCGGATTACCTGATTTGTAGCACACCGCTGTTCTCTCTACTTATTTCGGATGGCGCACCGGATTGGGGGACCACTGGCGTCCCTAGGTATGGCAGATTCTACGGTATAGCGTTATTTTGGTTGCCCTCATACTGGAATGTGCTCAAAGCCCGCGAGTGGGAGTGCGGCGGGTACCGCCACTACAAGGTCTGGCAGATGCGATTCGTCGGAGGCCTGTAATGCTCAAGCGTCTCTACCACGCGCTGATCGTCGGGCACAGGTTCAGGATGCTGTCGTGTGTTTTCAACGATGCCAACCCATCCGCTGCGGTCTGGGGTTGTTACACGGTCGATAGTTTGCGGTGCCTGTGGGGATACACACTGGTTGTACTTTCGTGTGAATGTGGCAAGCGTAAACAGCTACGGCTCATGGGTGACCATCGCGGTATGGCGACAGACCTGGAGCTGCAGGAACTGGAGCGGATGACAAAGTGATGCTCCCGATCAATCTAAACCCCATCGCCCTTAAGCGCCTGCTCGATGCTGCCAACGACGCCCGCGTGCTGGCCGAGGACCGGCTCATCGCGGTTCAGAACGAGCGCGACCGCTGGTATGAGCAGTTCACTCGCAAGGACAAGGAACTGTCGGACGCGCTGAAGACGATCGCTAACGTGGAATGGCAGCGGCAGTACGGCATAAAGCTATATCCTGAGGCGCCGGGCATTCCCGAGGGGCGGTCGGTTGAGCAGAAGCCGGGACCGATTGAACGACCGATGAGCCAGACGGCGATGATCCGCAAGAAGGAAACCCTCAACTTCATCTCGCAGGCTAAGGATCAGTGGAAGACAGTACACGGAGAAGCCGGATGATGGCCCCAGGCCTCCCACAACTCGATAAGAAGACGCTCCTCATCCTCCTCAAAACGCCGCTGAAGAAGCTGATCGACGATGAGGTTGACCCGGACTGCGAGCAGGAGAAGATCGTCACCTACCGCACGATGCGGAGGAACCACCTCTACTTCGAGGGGAAGCAGAACATCGTCCCGCAGTGGATTGGCACGAACTTTGCGGACTTCGGGTCCTCTGGCGCTCCGCTGGCGAACAACTTCAGCCCGGATGCCCAGGTCGGTCAGTTCGATTACGTCTTCAACATCATCCGCGGCGATTGCCTGAAGGCCGTCGCGGTGATGGGCAAGGCGCCAACTGTGCGAGCGGTGGCCGACGACCCCGAGTCAGACGATGGCGAGCGCCAAGCGATTCTGGCCGATGTGGTGGCGCAGGATTTGCACGACAAATGGAACATGGATGAGAAGACGCGGCAGACGGCGTTCATTCTGTGGATTCTCGGCCCGGCATTCGGGTGGACCTACTACAGCGCCGACGGAGCAAAGTACGGTTATACCGAGGAGCCAGTCATCGAGACGCAGGATGTCCCGCTGACACCTGGGCGTTACGCATGTCCGACCTGCCATGAGGCTACCGAAGGCGAGCAGGGTTCCGTTGCGTCCTGCCCTACCTGCGGGGGACCGTTAGGTGATGAGAATTTCATCAAGCCTGATACGGTACCGATCCCGCACGATACGGGCAAGATCAACAAATACGAAAACGGTAGCGTCGAGCTTGATATCTACTCCGCACTTGAGGTCTCGATCTCGTTCTATGCCGCAGCCAAACTGGAGTTGGAATACCTGAAGCTCGAACGCGACATGCCAAAGGGAAAGCTGGTGACGATGTACCCTCAACTCAGGGACAAGTTGGAGTCAGCATCAGAAGGGGGAACGACTTCATCGAAGCAATCTGGGGTCGAGGTGCGCGGGTCGCTATCGTCACCGACCGGAGTTCGCTTTCCACATCCTAATCTCTGGCGCTCCGAGCTCAACTGGCTGAAACCTTCGATCTACGAACTCATCAAAGGCGACGTACCGGCGCAATTCGCCGTCCAGGGCAAGCAGAAGCTGTGCGATCTGATGAAGGACATCTATCCCAAGGGCTGTCGGCTGGACTTCGTTAACGGCGATCTGGTGGACATCAAAGATGAAGACTTGTTCGACTGTTGGGAGATTTGCAAGCCAACGGTATCGAGCAAACTCATGTCTGATGCGCTCTGCACCGATGAGATTCCGGCCCAGGACATTACGAACAACACCGTCAACATGCAGGAAGAGGCGGTGATGAAGCAGTTACCGGCGCTTCTGGTGTCGAACGAAATTATGGATCGGGAATCGCTCGAGAACCGCCCTCCGAATGCGGCAGACTTCATCTGGACGAAACCCGGCGGCGGCGTGCGCCTTCAGGACCAGGTTTACCCTTTCCCGGTTGCCACAATTTCCCCTGACGTAACTAATCTACAGAACTCGCAGCGTGAAATGGGCCGCGAACTCGTGGGCGTCAATCGCTCGATCTATGGAGGATACGACCCCACTGAGAAGACGGCAAAGCAGGCTCTGATTGAGAAGCAGATGGCCCTGATGCAGATGTCGATCACCTATGACAATATCCGGGCGTTCAACTGCGGGTTGACCCTCAATGCAGTTAAGCAGATGGCGCGATACGGAACAGGGCAGATTCGCGTGGCATCGGATGAAGGGTTTCTTGGGACCTATTCCAGGACGGCCGATATTGCGGAACTGGCCGACGAAGGCTATCACTTCGAGGCTGATCCGGGGATGCCGGATACTTTCGCAGAGCGTAGAGATGGGATCAAGGATATCATGCTCAACGCTCCGCCGATCTCTACTGCGGTAGGTTTCGATTCGCCATTCAATGCTGGCAAGTTACAGCGCTACCTTGGCGTGCCAGGCATGTGGGCGCCAGTTGAAGCTGCGAGAGAGAAAGTACGGCGCGCGGTCAAGAAGCTCCTGGCCGGCCAGATCGTGCAGGTGGATGCATTCGATGACCATGCCATTGTCTCGGACCTCCTGCGGGCATGGATGATCTCCGATGAGGGGCAGCAGGCGCAGGACGAGAACCCGAACTTTCAGAACGTGGTAAACTTCTGGCAACAGCATAAGTTGGCGCTCTCTCCGCCAGCACCACCTCCGGGAACGAGTCCAGTACCTCCTCCCGGAGTTCCTCAAAAACCCATCGGCAAACCGCTCCACGCGAAGCCTAATGGTTCGGCGGCGGCGGCCAGCACGAACATAGCAGCACCTCCAGGAACGAATGAACCAGGGCCGATCAGCGCACCACCGGCCAATTTACCGATACAGTAGAATGTTGAGATGTTCGGATATCTAAACAAAGATCTTCCGCCAGTTCGACGCACTGAGATTTCCCATCGTTATCCGGCCTGTGCGCTTCAGCTACGTGATGGGTCGGTTGTCTGGTTCCACTCACGACACGAACGAGCGATGAAGATGAGACAGGCGATGCGGAAGGCTCTTCCAGCACAAGCCACATACGAGGGGGTATTCTACAGTCTTGAACGGGTACCCAATGAGTGAATCAGTCTACTCCAACCAAGAATGCGATTGCCACGAGGCGCTGGAGCGGTTGAAATCCAAACCAGCGGGAGCCCATGAATGTTGCTCCATTTGTGGGGCGTTGTACAGCAAAATGCCGCAGAAAATGCAACCCGGTGGGGCGTTTGCTTCAATGCCAGCGGACTATAAGTCCACGGATCGGGGACCAACTGGATTCCATAGAGGGCCGGATCATACTGAGCAATGAGCGAACCTCTCTACTCGCGCCCGTATCGCCCCAGCCAATGCTGCGAGGGATGCGTGTTCGGCCGGGCAGAACACGCAGTCTGGTGCCCATCTAATGAAGTCGTACAGTTCATCGAGGGACGTATAAGGGCTGGGATACAAGAGACGCAAATGTATTTTGAGCAGGAGCGCGCCCAATTGGCACAAGCTCAGCAACAGGCACGTATCCTCTGCGGAACTGAATCCCCAGACCCTGACCACCGCATTCGCGCATCGATACATGACCAGCGGCGCCGGATGTTTGAGACGGCGGTCCGACAGCACGATCTGAGAAAACGATAATGTAACCGCCATTTTCTAACCGTTTCGTCGCGCCTCATGACCGCGGCGATGCTGTAAATCCCGGAAAGCGAACCTTCGAAGGGGGTCGCTGATGACCTAACACGTCATCGGTGGCCCCTTTTTCGTTTTCCGGGACCAAATTTTCAAGATTTTCCTGAATAGGAGATCCAATGCCTGAAACGTTAGCGCCCGATGCCGGCACACTGCCATCTTCTGGCTTCGTAGACTCCCAAATTGACGCCGCTTTTGAGACTGGGACGACCAGCGCCACCACAGGAGCCGGCCCAGGCTTCACAGCACCTGAATTCTCCAATCCTGAGGAGTCCATCGGGCCTCCCGATGGACGGCCGCCCGAAGAATTAGCGCCGGAACCCGGCCAGGAAGCCGCGGCGCCTGAAAAAGAGGGCGCAGAAGCCACTGAACAGGCTCCAGCGGAGCCGGCAGACGATGAAATAGGCGAACCAGAAATTACGACCTCGCGTGATGGTGCTAAAAAGTGGCATTTTTCAGAGACCAAAGGAAAGCTTCTCGTTTCCGAGCATCAAGAGCTCCGGCAAATCCGTGAACAGATCCCAGAATTCACACCCGAGGCCGCCGTCGAGCATTATCAGGGCTTCACGGACCTACGCCGGATGAATGCCGACCTGATTTCGGGTGACCCGAACCGAATTGGGACGTTCGTCCAGCATCTGGTCAATGTCGCGGTCGATTCCGGCAACCCGCAGGCCTTCGGGCAGATGGTGGCGCATGGAACACGTGTTCTGGCTGGATCGGCTCCGCAGGTTTTCAACAGCACCATAGCCGAACCGATCATCACGACCAGCTTCGATGCGCTTTATCCGGCTGCGTTTGACGCACTGCGCCAGGCAGAGGCATCCCGAGACCCCAAACGCATCTCGGCCGCCCAGGCAGAGATATTCCGCATCCAAAGGACGAATTGGGAACTTACCGGGAGATATAAGCAGATCGATGACGCGCGAAGCGTGGACCCATACGCCCAGCAACGTGCCGAACTGCAGCAGGAAGAGCGCCGCATCAACGCGATTCGGCATCAGCACTTCCAGGAGCAGTCCAAACAGTGGGAAGCCAACGCCAACGCCAAGCGCGAGTCGGCGGTCATGGAAATTGCCGACGAATTGCTCTCCAAGGTCAAGGAAGGATTCAAAGATCGACCGGCCCTGCTCGAGATGATCCGCACCGGAGTACTCAGCGGGGTTGAAAAGAAAGTTTCCGAGAACGCAGAGTGGAAATCGCTCTACGATCTCGATATGGAATCCGCCCGGCGATCCGGGTCCGAAAGGGACCTGGATAAAGCCGTGAAGCGGTATGCAGCAAGGGCCAAAAGCATCATCACTTCTGAAGTGAAGCGTCTGCTGCCACAGGCCACCAATACCGTTGTCGAGCAAAACAGACAACGGCATCAGCAGTTAGCGAATTCCGCCAGCCAGAAGAACCTGGCCGGAGGATCTCCAGTCAGGCGCTCGATTGCCCCCGATCTCACGAAGGTGGGAACGGCAGTCAAAGGGCGAGACCCGAGCGCAGAGATTGATGAGATTTTCCGGCAGAACTTCGGTATCTAGCGGAATCCGCACGGCGGCCTACTAACTCCCGCCGCAGTACCAAATTCATTCGATTCGCTCAGGACAAGTGTACCTGACGATCAAAAGGAATTCCTATGGCAGACGCCAGTACCACTCACGGTTATACCAACACAAACTCACTTTGGATGCAGTCGGAGGTCATCCGGCCAAAGCTGCAAGAATGGCAGGAATCATTTGTCGTCGCGTCGAACCTAATCGAGAAGACGGAAGTAACGCGAGTAGGTGAGCGCGATTTCCGGGCTCCCATTTGGCTATCGGCCGGCGGTCGGTTCGGAACTTACGACAACAACTTCGGCGACATGGGCCGCGGCTCCTCAATGACTGGGGATCGGCTCATCTCGACGTTCTTCCCCCTGCGCCTCAACTTTGAGTTGTCGAAGCTCAAGATGGATGCAACGGCCGATGCCAAAGTCTCACCGGCCGGATCGGTTTTCAAGGAAACGATGAAGAGGGCGATGAGGGAATTCGCCGTCTACAACGATTTCAGCTTCCACACAGATGGCACGGCAGTAGCAGGAACTGCGACGGCCACCGCTACCGTTTCGGGCGCTACCACTTATACGCTCGATGCAAATTTTGGCATTCAGCGTATGCGGCGCGGCATGTATGTCGTCGTGTATTCGAGCGACTTCAACACACTGCGCGCCTCGGGAATGTTCGTGACCAAAATCGACTACTCCAACAAAAAGATCACTTTGAGTGGCCTGGTCGCTTCGGCCGGAGCAACAGATGTGATCTGCTTCGATGGTGTCAATACCACCGGCGCCGCACCAACCTGGAAACAGGGACTGTACTACCACAACTCTTACGCCTCCTCGGGCACCTATCAGGGCCTGGATCGAGCAGTCGAGCCGGAATTGGCCGTCAACTCGATCAACGCCAATGGAGCCTTGACCTGGAACCACGGCCTGCTGCTACTCGATGCAATCGGCCAACGGCGCGGCCAGGAACCGACTGGGCTGAAGGGCCTCGCCAATATCTCGCAGCGCGCGCAGATTTTCTCCGAGCAGGTCGCCTTAACCGTCAACCTCCAGAACTCGAAGGACATGGAGGCACGCGATTTCCTGCCCAATGCCACCAAGGACGCTTCGAAGTCCTCGTTCCCATTCGCCGGCATCGATCACCTGCTGGATTACCGGCAGGATCGTTCGCGCCTCGATTGGATCGTTCCTTCTCTCTGGGGCAAGGCGCGGCTGAACCAACTCGGCTATTTCGAGATCGGTGGCCAGCGCTTCTTCTTCATCCCTGGTCCGAGCGGAGCACCGCAGGCGGGACTCTGGTTTTCTCTCACGCAGGACGAGAACTTTGTGTCCTTTGACCCAGGCAGCCAAGGGACGATCTATGGATGCAGTTTGCCCTCTGGTTACTAGGGCTTAGAAAGAAAAAGGACAAACGACATGGCAAACAGCTTTGTAGTTAACCCCACACCAATTGGTCTGTCGCACCTGACCAATCCGCGTATCGTTTCGCTGACGGCGACGATCGGATTCACTTACGCTACCGCAACTGGCGGTATCACATTCGATTTCACCGCTCCGTTGCAATCGCTCGAACATGGCGATTTCCCTGACATGCCTTCAGGCCAGCAGGGAGGGACTTTCCAGAAAGGCATCGCATCTATCCGAGCTGTCGATGTCCTATTCGCTGTCGTCACGGCAGCCGGGACCAACATCAAGATCGGCCAGCCAAATGTCTGGACGAGGACGAGTACAGCCTACGTCTTCACGTGTCGGCTCTACTCGAACCTGACCAACACGGAAGTAGCCGATGGTGCCGAAACCGGGACCATGAAAATCTTCCTGCTGGTCAGCTAGAACCTAGCAATTCTGTGAACGCCCCCAGACGCTTGCGCGGCGTGACGGCCGGAAGAGACCGGCTTCAAATCAGAATGGAGCCGCTATGCTCAACTACCAGGGGCGCCTAAAAAACGGCGGGAAAGTGACTTCGTTTCTTTCCCAGTCCGCCAGTCTTTCTGGAGCGATAGTCGGCTCCTCACTTCCCAGTGGACTCTACAGAGTAAGCGTGTATGCAGAAACTTCTACCGCTGGATCTGGGTCTGTCTCATTTTCAGTGGGGTTCACAACAGATAGCGGGGCTAAAAGTCTTACGATCCCTGCGGGATTCAATCTGACCTCTAATAATGCCGCCACGAGCGCTGCCCTGATCCGATCAATCAGCACCATTACCATTTCTAGTACCTATGCGGGGACGGGTGCGTATTCGGTTTGGGTTCTCGTAGAAAGAGGGGAGTAGACAATGAGATACCAGGCGCTACTTTTTTCCCTGGTTTGTCCTGCGATGTTCGCTCAGGTCATAGTTGGACCTAATCCCCCGTGGCCCGAACTCGCCACGGCTCCAACGCATTGCGCGGCCGGTGAAAAATATTTCGACACCTCAACAGCGAAGGAACGACTTTGCACCGCGACGGACACCTGGGCAGATATGGGATCTGGGAACGGCTCCGTCACCACCACCGGCACCATGACCAACGGGGCCATCGTGACCAGCGCGGGCGGGACCGCGATCCAGACGATATGCCCTTTGTGCCTGCTTGATTCCAACGGCAACTTATCGCTCACTGGCACGTTGAGCACCCAAGTAGGATCTGGTATCGCCGGTACTTCCTTCTTTGGGCAGGGCACGCTACCTATCTTTGGTGCCAACGGCCTAACAATCTTTGCCCCAACGTCGATTCCTACCGCCTACCAGTGGAAAGTCCCCGCCGCCGACGCAGCAGGCGCAATTGTGAGCGACGGCGCTGGTACACCGGGCACGCTCTCCATCAAGGCCATCCAAGGCACCGACACGAAGCTCCTGAGTTCCGGCACGGTCTCGGGAACTGGCGCGTCTCTCTGTACCGACGCAAACGGCGGAGCGACGACAAGCGGATGCAGCGGCTCCGGTGTGACGGCGGTCACACATGAAATTGCGATAGGATTCTCCAGCACAGCCGTCCTCACAGGACAGACAGCCTGCAATACCATAACCTACACCGCGACCATCACGGGCATTAGCCTACTCGGGGATGTTTCGGGCGGCGCTACGCTGGATCTTCAGACCGAGACCTTTGCCAACTATCTGACATCCGGCCCTGGCGGTGCCACATCAATCACAGCCTCGGATACACCAACCTTCTCGGCGGTTCTCGGATTCAAAGACACAACTCTAACCGGGTGGTCGAAAACAATCTCAGGCACGGCAGCCGCGCCAATAGTGGTTTGCATAGTGCTTACTTCCCCTACAAACATCCACACACTGTCTGGGAAGGTCACGCTTTCGGGGACACAATAATGAAAAAGCTACTCGTCGTTTTACTCTTTGCATCTCGGGCGTTTTCCGCCATATCAGCGCAATCGGTTTTTGAAGTCAGGCTCACCGGCAGCGACACCAATGGCGGCGGATTCGTCACCGGCGCATCGGGCACGGATATGTCCCTGTTCGCCAATAAGAATGCCGTGGCTTGCACGTCCTGTCAGAGCGCGACGATCAACATCTCCACCACAGATGCGGTCACAAATGGAACGACCACCATCACCTCGGCAACGGCTAATTTCAGCGCTGCCATCGTCGGCAACATCATCAACGTGTCTGGCGGTACAGGATCAATAGCCTCAGCTTGGTATCAAGTTATTACTTTCACCAACTCGACCACGATTGTGGTGGATCGGTCAACCGGCTTGACTACTGGGACCGGAGCGACCATGAACATCGGTGGGGCACTTCTAAGCCCCGGTCAGGCGAACTCATTGGCAATTTCCGGAAACGTGATCTTTCTTTTGAATGTTGGTGCTGACGGGGCATCCGTCTACTCGATCACTTCGGCGACAGGCAATGTGGCGGGCGGCACGTTCTCCGGGGCGACCGTGGTATTTATGCAAGGGTATACTTCCAGCCGCACACTGGGGAACTCGGACAACAGACCGACGATCCAAATCAACACGACCACCGTAACAATCGCTACGACCAGCGCGACTATATATAAGAACATCATCTTCGACGGAAATACACAGACCGCGGCTAAGTTGACATCGGGGGCCAACATTTTTACCAACTGCCTATTCAAAAACTTCAATACCGCTACCAGCGGTACCCCGATCTTCTACAAGTGCGGCGCGACGACTAATTCTGCCGCGGTCTTCGGAGGAACTGCCATCTGCATTGCCTGTGAAGCATGGGCAAATACAGCGACCCCGATAACGACTCTGTATTGTGTCGATTGTTTATCCTACGGGAACACAGGCGCAACCACTATCGGTTATTCAAATCAAGTCTGTTACCACTGCGTTGCTGTGTCCAACGGCCAGCATGGATTTGCTGCCAGTACCACCAACGCGCCAGGGCTAGTCGTTGACTCTCATGCAGAAAACAACGGCGTCAGCGTTGCTTCTGCCGGATTCAATTTTACTGGTCAAGGGAAAAACCTTAGAAATGTTTCCTACTTCAACAATAATTCCGTTGGGGTCGCCACCAACGCCAACCCAATGGCCAATGTCGGAGCTATTCCAGTCACTGCCGGATCGGTGTTCGTCAACGCAGCAGCGTCCAACTTTCTTCTCAACAACACGGTCGGAGCCGGAGCGCTTCTTCAATCGGTCGGAGACCCTTTGACTTTCCCTGCGGGATTGACAACCAATTTTCGTGATGTCGGGGCCGCACAGCATCAGGCTAGTGTCGGCGGACAGACAGCGTTCGTGCAATGATACTGCGATTCCCCATCTACGTGTTTCTGCTGGTGTCGGATTGCTCTGCATCGACGTTCTTTGTTCTCGCCGGTGGCGCGGGGACACACGCTGGGACAGATTGGTCAAACGCCAACTGTAAAATCCCACCGCTCGCGGCAGGAGATGTAGTCTACATCGGGAACTCCGGCGGCAACCTTGCGGACACGACCACGCCGTGTGCCGGGGAACTTACTCACACCTTCAGCACCAGCGGGACAGCCGGGAGTCACATCACGATCAAGGCGGCGACTGGGGCGGATCACGGAACGGCAACCGGATGGAATACCAGTTTTGGCGTGGACGTGACGCCTAACATCTTGTGGTCCAATTCTTTTGTTGCAACAGACGGACTCGAGAATCCCTTTTGGGATATGTGCGGCAACTACTACGACGTGGACGGACAAGTTGGGACTTCCGATACAACGGGGACCTACGGGTTCCATTTCGTCAGCAGCGGACGAATGTTTGGGTTCATTCGCATTGACAGCCATGCGTGCAGCGAAGCGTCGCTATCTCATATCACTCTCGCGCATATAGAACTGGATGGTGTAGAGGCGGCTGGTTCAGCGGTGCTCGGCACAGGCACTCTCAATACAGATGGAACTACTACAGTCACTTGGGCGACAGACGCTTCCGGTAGCCCACGTAGCCAGTTCGATACATCCGGTTTTTGGAGTGGAAAGCAAATAACGATTAACGCTGTGGTCCGCACCATTTCCTCAGTCACGGATGCCACGCACTTAATTCTTACTTCATCCCCCACCACGGCCTCCGGTTTGGCGTATGCCGCCAGCCAGTCAGGCTCTACTGCGTTTTATTTTGGAAGTCCGTCGACGACCACACCAACAGTTACGACCATCAGTCTTAAACATTCTTTTGTTCATGACATCCAGGTTTTGGTGCAATCTGCCGGCAATGTCACCGGGTTCACCGTGTCAAATGATTGGATAGAAAATAATTTTAGCGATGCGGCTCAGCACTCTAACGCCATTCAGACGCAGGCACCGGCAAACGATTCAACAAAAACGGGCCTGAGTAATTTGACGGTTGTTTCTTCCACGTTCAAAAATATCCAGGGTACCGGCTTTATCACGTGTTTGAACGGGCTGTGTGACAGTTGGCTGGTATATAACAATATCTTTTACTATACGAGCGACTGGGATTCTGTTTGTACACATTTAGGTGACACGTCGTCTACTTGTGGGGTATCAAAAGGCATCGGTGATAACGGACCTACAGGTGTCTTGACGAATTCGGTATTCTATGGGAACACTTTTTCTGGAATCCATTTAGCTCCTGGGCACCCCGGAGCGGATGTTGCCGGTGTCAGAATCACCTTGGCTGCTTCTACGGGAAACACAGTTCAAAATAATCTCTGGTGGAATTGTACAGCCGGGGACATATTTAGCAACGCCGATATCTCGCATGATTACAACACGTGGCTTAATACCGGGGAAGGGCCGACAACGGTTGCCGCGCATGAATTTCAGGTCGGCACCGCTCCTGGAGGAGTTGGGGTTAATCCATTCGTATCCGCTACTGACTTTCACCTGACCAGTGAAACGGTGGACGCCCACTTGAACGACGGCATTACATTGTCGGCACCGTACAACGTGGATTTAGCCGGAGTCAGCCGGACGTTTGACGGTACTTGGGAGCGTGGGGCGTTTGAGTTTAGTACCGGCATTGCGGCTGGTGCGTCCTCCGTCCTCGGCGGCACGGCCGTGATGGGCGGGAACAGCAAAAGGTAGATCAGTATGACCGACACACAGCGCCACATCAACAAATTGAATCAACGCCTCGGTGAAACTTTTGGCTTTGTCTCGTTCGGCAACCAGGGCGAGCAGCCAAAATGCAAATGGGTCTACAGCACGGAGATGGAATATTGGGTGCGGGACGGCCAGATCAACGAGATGGGTGTCTTCACGCCAAAGCGGGACATTGTTGCGGTGGGGAACATTCTCGCTACGGTGCCGATCTACAAGAGGGAATCATGGGCGAGGATGTACGGTCCATGCTGGATCGCGGCAATCTGGAAACCCCCGATATCCGAGCGGTCGCACTTTAACCTATACGGCGGGGGAGTCCCTTGGGCACCATACGGAGACTGGCAACCCCTGGAGAACATGCGAATCAAACGCGGCAAGGTTCCGTCCGAGGATGCCAATTACGTCCTGATCCACGTCCTCAAAACCAATCTGGGAATGACGTTCGAGGACCACAAACGCGAGGGCGAGGCAATCAATCAGCAGGTGCTGGAAGAGAAGACCAACCGCATCGGCGAAGAAATGGACGACATGCTGGATGCCCCGACGCTGCGAGTGGGGAAGGGTTCAGTCAGCTTCGGCGGAATCTAGCCGTCCCGTTCCTCTAGGTAAGCAATGATAGCCGCGATCAGCGTATGGGGATCTTTCAGCAGGTATTCAGCATGGCCAACATCGCTGTAGTCAATTTTGGTGATCGTTCCCAAAAAGCGGAGCATAGCGCGGTCGCTTGGCGTCTCTGCCTCTTTCGATTTACGCACTAGTTCATCGACGATGTCTCGCTGAAGTTCCAGGATTCTTTCTGAGGCTGCCATGTTCACAATCCTATCGCACTTGGCGGGGATTAGGGCTCGGTTGGATGAGATCCCCACTCTTTGTGACGAAGAAATATCGGAGCTTTTCTTGATTGGACGAAATATCCAAACCAAGCGCATGGCCCCAGTCATTCGGAGTAATGAAATCGATCCGCTCTTTTGGTTGATTTCTGTTGAGCATAAAGCGCACGCCTCCGAGTGTTGGTGGATGCTGACGGAACACTTTAACAAGCGGTAGTGAAAACAGCATCCGGAACAGGCCGCGCCTTGACAATTTCATACACACATTCTAACGCAATTCAATCCTGAATAGGAGAACACAACAATGGATGTATCCAAGTTTTCAAAAGACGACCTCAGGCGCCCATCGGTAACGGTAGCGTCAATTTATCCACTGCCGCTGCAGGAGCGCCGGCCCTTCACCCCGGTGGGGCTGTTCACGCTGGCTCCCGCGGCGATCCCATACGTCGAAGGGGAGTACAAGTTCATCGTGATCCCGCATTGCTCCCAGTCAACCTACGGCGGGGAGAATGTAGGTGTCTATCCGCATCCGATCTATCCGATCGTGATTGCGAATGATCTGAAGGAATGCTGGTGCGATCGCGTGCCACTGGCTACTCCTGATGCTTGTCCAGGGGTCTTCGTATGCGAAGAGTCAAAGCCCAGCAAGCTGGAACTCAGCACCGCCTACAAACGCCAGTGGAACTGGGGCATGAAGATGGTCGAAGAGGCCGATGCCTGGCACCGGGACAATAAGGCCAAGTACATCCAGCCGATTCACCGCATCATGGCGCAGTGGCTGAAAATCTCGGACAAGCCGTGGCTGCCCGAAGCGCACGGTGAACGGAAGGCCTGCCCGGCCTGCCAGTCCTACATCCCGGCCGCGGCAGTGGTCTGCCCACGTTGCCAGACGCAGATTGCGGAGTTCCCGCAAGAGCTCGCGCGGCTCAACCAGCCAGCGCCGCCGACATCGAAGCGGGAACCATTGCATCCGTAGTAATAAATAGGGAGATTGCAGAGCGAAGTCGGAACAGTCTTTAGCTGTGTGAGGCGTATCGTACAAACTGACTGCTATGCCTCTGGGAACTTCCTCGGACATGAACGGCAAGAATGTTGACCCGATTCGGTTAACAGGCGAGGTCACGCTCAAAGAGTATTTGATGGACACCATCAATGAGCGGGATCGCAAATACGAGCAACGTTTTTCTTCGACCGATAAAGTAATCAGCGACCTTGGCCAGTCGATCAAGGAAGCATTGAATACGGCTCTGTTGAGCACAAAGGACGCTTTAGAAAAGGCAACCGTCAACACCAATCAGGCACTCACGACCGCGAATGACAACATCAGACAAGCGCTTGGAGCGCTCGACAAGAGATTCGAAGCGGAATCCCTGGCACGTTCCCAGATAGCCAGCCAGTTGAGCGACTTCGCCAGAAAATCAGAAATAGAGCAGATGTTGCAGTCGATGGAGAAAGCCGTGGTCAAGGCAGACATGGCGACGGAGAAACGCTTCGACGCGGTAAATGAATTCCGCAACCAATTGTCAGATCAGCAGAATACTTTTGCCAGGAGGAGCGAAGTTGAAATTGAAGTCAAGGCGTTGTCGGCGAGAATTGCGATTGCAGAAGGACTCGCCGCTCAGCAAAAAGGGAAAAGCGAAGGCGTGTCGAGCACCGGGGGATTGTTCCTAACGATATCGCTCGCGGCTGTGGCGATTATGGTAAGCGTCATAGTAGCCGTTATCAGCCGTTTTGGATTGCCGCACTAGAAGTAGGGAAAGGACAAAACAATGGCTCACAAATTCGTGAAACTCAATCAGGCGCAGGTGGATGCCTACAACGCATTCTTCACTATCTGCCGGACCTCGACCGATCCGAATGTGACGGCAGGGCTGACAGCACTTGAGAAGGCGTTGGACGATGCCGAGGACAAATCGGATCAGAGCGAAGAACCTCCCGGAGATGTCCCATAGCCCAGGGAGACCATAATGGACTACCAAACCGTTGTCGGCAGCGGCGGTATGAGTGCCTTCGTCTGGGCGGCCGCGCAATTTTTCAGAGCCATCCGCACGCGCCGCGCAATTGCTATAAAAAACGGCGATGCGCTGGACCTGGTCCGCTGGAAAGAGACTGTCAACTCAACGCTAGGCACTCTTACTCGTCGCATCGCCGACGAGACCGCCCGCATTGATGAACTCAACGCCCAATTAGATAGGGCAGAAGGATCGTCGGACACCATAGCTGCTCGGGTGGACGGTATGGTAGGTAGGATTGAATCCGTGGCCACTAGAATTGAATCGGCGGCCGAGATGGGGCTATCGAGGATTCAATCTGTTTCGGAAAGGGTCAATCATCTTGAGGACGACGTGACCATTTTGCGTTCTGCCGAGCAGGTGAACTTGCAGGAGATACGACGCCTGGGGCGCCGACTCGCGGAGGCAGAGATTTGACGGCCGCGACCCATATAGCGAACAACACTATCGCCACCGGAGCGAAGATTGCGTTGGTCTGGGTGAACAGGTAATGACCGATCGGGCGCGAGAGCGTATGGTCGGCAACTAGTAGCATCAGCAGGATCGTGTGAACCACAGGATAGCGTTCACAAGAAAACGGTTTTATGACCAGGTACATCAGCCAACCTAGCAGAAATCCAAAGGCCGCGGCGTAGAGCAAATCCCGGATCAACAGGAAAACGGCAAAGAGAGTAGGAGATGGCGGATGAAAAACCAGGGATGCGAACCAGACCCCCAGTCCGATCAGACAGGAAAACAGCAGTTGCCGTTCGCGGGCCGGAAGCCATTCGGTAGACCAATAAAACGCCTCGTACACCGCGCAGACCATCATTGCCATGACAGCAGACTCGAGGAGCAACCAGCGAGACGCCCACCAAGCCATATCGCCCGGAGCGTGCATCCAGACGGCCTGCCAGATCAGCAGTAGGACGTAGGTAGCAAACGCAAAGTGGCCCCGCGAGGTCTTCCAGAAATACCAGAGGTAAATGGCCATGACGATTATCAGCACGAAGCGGAGAACGTCATGGGCCAGCGGCACGTTGGCTCTATTCTATACGCGGACGGTGATACATGGGTAGACTCTTAAACCTCGACTGGGATCAGTGGGTGTACGGCTTGTTCGCGGCCTTCATCGGAGGCGGCTCTGGGGCTCTGTCGGGCGGCTTGGGGACGATAGTCGTTGACCCGAACGATTTTAACATCCAGCATCCGGCCCTGCTGTTGAAAGTCATGTTCTGGACCTTCATATTTTCCGGCCT